GTTCTTTGCAACAGCCGCGTAAAGCTTTTGCACTTTTCGGTACAGTAAAAAAAGAATTACCTTTAATCACCGTAACGCCGCTATATTGAGGAGAAGCCGCCGTTCTTTTAATCACGGCAGACGCCCATTTAGTCTCAGACCAAGAGACTAAGTTGGGCCATGCATCCTCGGTAATGGTGGGAGAAGAAGACATTTTGTCAGGCACAGTACAAGCCCGACTCGAGTCGCTCATAGTCGCACCAGGGCCAAACCTACCATAAATGGTAGGAGGACCAGCACCAATCCACTCCTGAATTTTTTCTCTAATCCGCGCAACAAGCGAGGACAGATTCTCGTTATACGAAGGATCACTCCAGCCGTAGAAGAGAGATTCAAGGCGAAGGTTCGTGCGGTGACAGGCGTGTTCGCTTTCAAAGAAAGAGTCCAACGCTTTCTGAGGAAGGTTCAACTTGGACGGGAGAGATTCGCACTTGCGGAAAAGTTCCGTAGCCACGTTATCCCTCCAGAAGAGTTCCTCATCGTCATAGTGCTTAGGCTCAATTTCCATCATGGCTAATTGAGTCCACTCGCAGTGTCTTACCAGTATTGCAACCGATAAGCTGCGAGCGCTTGAGAGTCCTTCCATCATGGATAGGACAAAGTCTAGCCCCTCAGGGGTCAAAACCTCAGCCGCTTTCACTTCAACGCACCGATTGTCTAAGTCGGTGCGTAACCGGAGGCAATAACGCTTTTGATAAGCGCGCTTGCCACAAGGTTAGGCATCTGGGCGGACAGTTCGTTGATAGCCGATTGACTCATGTCTTTCGGGTATTTGAACTCACATGTCGCTTCACCATACCGCCATACGGAGGAAGTGGAAGTAGTCGTGTCGGTCACAACCTGCGGAAACCGATAGGTCCCGCGGATTACACGCTGCTTACCATCCTTCGAATCACTCGATGTCACTCTGAATTCCCTACGGAACCCAGGGGCCACCGTGCTATCGTAGGACCAGATCGCGGGAACACCGTTTCCGGCGCTCGGCGTCCGAGCAACATACAACACGTCAGTTGTGCCATCGCTGGCCTTGACTGTGA